AGGTCCAGGAGCTACGAGAACTTTTCCGTTGCGACTATCTTCCTCGATACCATGTTCGAGTAGATAGTTCAAGCCTAGGTTGACAGCGTCGTTTACGTTGCAGGCATTAATTTCAGTCATAGGTTACTCCATTATATTTTGCTTTTGGGCGACCTTCACCCAATCTCACACGTTCGTACTTATCAAACTCACAAAGGCAGTTCTGTAAATCTTGAGCATGAAGCTGAGGCATTCTAGCTTTTTTGAACATAGGATCTATGCGATTCTTTAGCGTTCTCAGGGTATCGTACCAAACATCTTCTTTCCAAGGTATGTTTATAGGTGCGTTACACACCCTGTTCAACCCTCGACGACTTCCTGGTCCGGAAGCTGCAAAAGTCCACCAGTCAGAAGCTTTCAGTATATCACCAGCATATTTAGCGTCCGCGATAACCTGACCGGCAAGGAACGAACCAACGTCAAAAGCTCCAGTCAGTCTTCTATGCATTGTAGAAAGCGTGTCGTTTTTCTCAAATCTAAATTGCTCTTTGAACTGCCAAATCTTAGACAAAGAATTCGCAAGATAACTTGATTTTTCTTCCTTAACTCCGTGGGTCGATATCATATATGCGGCGCTGTAAACCTTCAATTTACGTCTTTTACGACCTTGTAGCACCGCTTTAAAGCGTTGCGGATCCCATGGGACGGGATAGCCTAGCTCCGCAGCGGTCTCGGACCAATTGACAAAGCGAAAAACGAGGGAAGCAAACCAAAGGTCTGGATCTTCAGCGTTCGGTACGCGCCAGTTGTTAGCGAACCAAATTGTCTGAGTATCCAGCTCTCTATAGACGTTACAGAACCTGTATTGCTGTAGAATAGGATCCGAGGTCCAAGGTTTAAGATACCCTTTTTCGCGCATAATATATATGTCGTGACGCTTTTGGATAAAATCGAATAATTCATTTACGCGCATTTTTCTTTGAGCTTTCGTAAGCTTTCTTCCACTGGACCATGACGTCCAGACGCGCCTTTCCACCCCAAGCTCCTTTTGTTTGTTTCTCTACGACTTTAACAAACGGCGCATGAAATTCAGCAAGCTTCTTCGCATTCTCGTTGTGAAGCTCAATGGTTCTGAAATGGGAGCAGCCGCCTTTCGCACCGGAAGAACCTTGACCATTAACCCACCCGCACAGCACGAGGTTTGGGTAGCCTTTTTTGAGCAGTTGCAGTGTGACATCGAAATCCTCCTGTAAGGGTAGTCTATCAAATTTTATTTTCTCTTTGTGGTAAGTTTCAACACAATAGGCTAAAACACGCATCATTCGCGTACATTCTACAGTCTCGGTAAGAATACGATTTCCACCTTCACGAGATAGTACCCCGACATGCGCATACTTATCAAGTTTCTTCTCGATAGTTTTAAAAAGATCTTCTACTTGTTTATCCGTAGCAACGAGGAACTTCCCTCCGTCGTCCATTCGACGCCAGTCAAATCTAAGATCGTCGTCGAGCATGACAACTTTCTTGTGGCCGAACGTCTCGGCAACTTTCATAATATATTGGCGCGCAGGCGATATAGTTTGGATGCTTGCCGGTAGCACTAATATTGGATAGTTGTCGTAAAGATGCGCCTCGCGTTTCTGTACAACTAGCGTTGTTTTCTTTTGTAAAGATTTTGGAAGATTTCTGAAAGTATGTTGCTGAGCGCTACGACCATAGGTCGGTATAAATATTTGCATTTTATTTCTCATCACGAAAAGTAGTGGCTGAGATTTACGCCTCAGCCACTTTATTAATTAAGAAAGTTGGATATGACCAGCTTTTTCGTCATACCGCAGGTCGGCACTTGAACCACCAGCAGCGTAGAACTGCTCGACGTTTTTAGCTTTACGATACAGTTCAAAGCGTGTCCATGCTGCAGAACCTTCACGCTTCGGATTCTCTTTAGTCAGCAGCGTGATCTTACGATCGTCAGAAGATTTTTCTACCTTTTCAGCTTTCTTAGGAGCTTTTTTGGCAGGTTCTTCTTCCGACTTAGCTACGGTACGAACCTTAGCTTTAGCTTGAACGGCCTTACCAGCTGGAGTTGTCTCGCCAGTTTCTTGGTCTTGTAGTTGTGGATTGTTAGTCCAAGTCTTTGGTTTTTTCTCAGAAGTTTCAGCAACTTCCTCTTTTGGTTTTTTTGCAAATTTAGACATAAGTTCCTCCTTTAAAGTGTTTGTTGATAGTCCAAGTAATGTATCCCTCTTCTCTAGACATAAGTAAAGACATTTGTTTATAATTTTATTTCTTTCTCTTAAGAAAAGTGTTAAGCGCGTCAAATAGGTCTTTTTGAGTACGGAATTTCCTATTTAATGCGTGTAGCTTAAGCTCATCCACGGTGTCCCGAGCTATTATATGGTGTACGAACACTTGATTATGTTTACTACCTTGCCTCCGGATACGGCGATTAAATTGATCATAGTACTCAAAATTCCAAGTCAACGAATGCCAGATGACATGATTTCCGGCATTCTGTAGGTTCAGCCCATGTGCGATAGATGCTGGCTGGCCAAGTAGGACAGGTAGTTCTCCCTTATTCCAAGCAACTTCCAATTGTGAAGATCTTTTCGGTGTAACACCGCCTCCAATGTAAGGTGTAGAACTCCCGAAGCTTTTTCGCAGCCTATCGAGATCATGACCATACTCGTATGCCACCAAGGCTGGAGAGCCATTAAGCTCGTTGACGATTTCAGATACAGCTTCCGTTTTAAGGTCGTGGATGAAGTGATACTTACCGTCTTCGTCATATATTCCTCCATTAGCAATCTGGGAACATTTACTACTCGCTACGGCAGCGGTGGCTGCTGTCACGTCCTTATTATCCAGTGCCGCGATAAGATCGTCTTCCATTTCGTCGTACATTGCGCGACTACGTTCGTCAAGATCGACATAGATTGTGTTGATAATAAGGTCTGGGAGCTTCAGATAATCTTCCGCGTCAAGGCGTAGCGTCATAGGTTTAATGCTATCCTGTATCCGCTTAGCGGCACCCTCTTGTAACTTCCACTCGTAACCGCCAAAGCCGGAGGGGTAGAAATATTTATTTCTATAGTGCGTGATGTACTGACCCAGCGCATTACCAAGATCAAGAATGTACATCTGCCCAAAAATATCCAGCAGACCGTTCGGAGCGAACGAGCCTGTGAGAATGTAGCGGCGACCGAACATAGGTAAGAACGGACGCAACAGTTTAAATCTTTGAGTTGTTGTATTTTTGAACTTGCTACTTTCGTCAACGTAAAGAGCTTGATCTTTAAATTTCTTTTTAAACAGCGGATGTTTCAAAAGCCAAGGAAGTCCTTCAGGATTTATCACGTAAAGATCTTTGTCTGCTTCTAAGGCTTTCTCTTTCTTAGAACCATGTAGGACGCCTATGGTCATTCCTTTAAAATCACTCCATTTCTCAAGCTCTTTGGGCCAGACAGAATAGCATACCCGAAGCGGAGCTATAATCAGACCACATCTAATCAGTTTTTCTTTTTGAAGAATTTTGTGTGCTGCGATGCTTATACTTGTCTTCCCTAATCCTGGATCGAGTAACAGACCCGCGCAGGAGTTTTGAAGCATAAACTTCACGGCCTTGCGCTGATAGGAATGCGGCTTCCAAGCGGAGTTCGACAGCTTCGATGGCTTGTTGAGCGTTATCGTGGACTTCGACATCATAACCTAACTTTCTAAGATCTCTTATTTCGTTTTCCTGCCGACGAGATAATTGACCCTTGTCCTTTCTCTTCAATTCTATTATGAACAAATGGCCCATCGGCAAAAAGATCCATCTGTCTAGGAGCTCTCCGGTCGCTTTCTTCTTCCACTTTATTTTGTGGCTTTGAAGCCACTTTACTAGCTTGGCCTCTTCTCGTTTTTCTAATGCTGACACTGGTCACACCTCCGCGAAAGAATTGTTTTAACACACCAAGTTGCTGTTCTTTTGGCAGTTCTAAAAGTCTTTCAAGTGAGCGGTCGAGTTCGTCTTTTGAAGATTTCATAGTTCACCTTTACTTTTTGGGTTGTATTTCTCTAGTTCTTTTAGACGTTTAAAACATTGCCATGCTATCTCTTCTATAGTTCCCTGAGCATGGATCATAGCTCTTTCGTCTAAAGCCTCATATCTTCTAGCTTTAATACATACATGACTGACTCTTGCTGGTGTAAGGTTAAATTTCTTTCCTATTTCAACGTATGTGTATCCTGACCGCCTTAATCTTAAAATTTCAGAATTTCTATCTCTGTAATACTGAGCTAAACGATACTGTTTTAAAACTTGCATGGCCCACCTTTCGTTTTTGAGAACGCGCAAAATCTGCAATGATTTCCTGGCTTCGGATTAAACCTCGTGTCATTCAACATTGGCTCAATCTTTTTATCCCATTCTTTTAAAATCGCAGCACCTTCGGAGGCTTTATATTCTTTCTCAACAACGTCGCCGCTGTCCAAGAACCAAAGCTGCGTATTAACAGTCTTCACATGTGGATAGACAAGCGTTGCCGCGCCAGCGTACAGGCTAAGCTGTTCGTCATACCCGTCCCGAAGCTTACCTGTTTTATGGTCTATAACATAGACTGTTGTACCATCTAGGCAAGCTGCGTCAACTTTTATTCGCACTTTACAATTATTCCAGTCGTCCCATTTTGTCTGGTTCCAGTCAGCGGTAAACGCCCAAGTAACTTCGACCTCTGGATTAGAATCTTTTAAAATTTTGAACTGATCTTCAAACTGTTTAAGCTCTTCTGGTAAAGTTTTAAGCTTTCCTTTTGCATACGCTTCCGCGAGCTTATGAATGTCGTCGCCACGCGCCATGGCTGGGGAAGGTGGTTCTGGCAATTTGTCGATAAACTTGTATTTGGCGCTCGCAGGGCATTTTGAGTACTGAGAATACCGACTATAGCTCCAAGAAGTTATCTTCTTAAAAGTTTTAATCACCATTTGACTTTCTCTAAATTACCCCAGCTTGATCCTGCGGCTCCGTCGGATATCAACGGAACGTCAAGCTCGATACTCTCCATACATTCACGAAGTAATTTCATCTGCTGCTTTGCGATGCTCTTTGGCGCACATATATTAATTTCGTCGTACACGGTAACAATAAATCGAGCCTTGCGCTCCGGATGATAGTACCAACGAATAAGAGCTTCCTTAGTAGCGTCGGCAGCAGAACCTTGAACGAGATAATTGAGAAGCTTATACTCAAAGGTCATTTCGCGATCAAACTTTTCTACGTACTTTGGTTTTTCGCAATAATATATCCGACCACCCCAAGTTACAATAGGCTCTCCGCGCCGCGCCATATCTTTAATGTTTTTGTCAATGTCTGGAAGTCCAGGAAGAACTTTGTTCTGAGCGTCTCGAACTTGTTTAACTTCTTCCACAGGAACTTTGAGGCGCATCGCTAAACTTCCCAAGCCTTGACCGTATATCCTCCCGAACACCGTTGTTTTAATCGTGCTGCGGTCGAAAAACTTACCGAGTAGAGTTTTAACAGCGTTCTGAATAAAGGTGTGAACGTCTAGCCTTACGTCGTCCTTATACGCCTGCATCAGCTTTCCATTCTCAAAATGTGCTAGTATTCTAAGCTCCTGCTGATTATAATCTCGATGTAGCCATACGCAATTAGGATCTGGCAGCGTATAGTTACGAACCAAAGGTAGAGGTGCTAAGTCTATAAACTTGGGGTGTGTCCAGTCGTCTCCACGATCCTCGAATGACTTAGCCACGTTTAGAAAGTTAGGATTGTCGCAGCTTGGACGTCCGGTGCGCGTGCCTTTTGTATCGTCTGAACCTTTTGGCTGGCGAACTTGGTTCCAGTTCGGGTTAATATATCCCTTGTTCTTTTCAGCCTTAGCAAGCCAAGGCTCCATGAAAATTCGAAGGCAAGTGGTGAGTCTGTTACGGTAGCCAAGGACAAGAAAGAAATTCTTATCTGTAAACTTTTCAATCGTCATTGTCTTCTTAGAAGTAGAACGCTTGCCGGTTTTTGTAAGTTCCCAGTCCGTCACGATTTTTGAATTTTCTAAAGCCTTAGAAAGTTCAACGTCACTGTCAAAATTAAGCTCTTTCAGCTTCAGCTTCTTAAGAAGCCAATTTTCAGCTTTTTCAAGTTCTCCGTAATACATCGCTATGTCTTTACGCAGCGCAGAAACGTCGACGCGCATACCTCTACGCTCGCTTTCGAGGAACATAGGAAGTAGCTTGCGCTCGCGATCGTACGCAGCCAGCATATTCTCAGAAACTATTATCGGGTAAAGGTGTTCGAATAATTTCTTAGTGCGTGTAACGTCGGCATTGGCATAGATACCTGCTAAAGTTCCAGGAGCCTCGCTGATGTACGCACCCCATGTAGATTTCTTCTTCGCCGCCTCTGGAACGTTGTTCAGTATCCATTCCATAAGGGCATCACGCTCGTCAGGCTTCATGTTTAAAAGACGTTCAGCTGAAGCCTTTAACGCTAGACTTTCTGCATGTGGATCTTGTAAGAACAATAGGAATTGCGTATCGTGAATTCTATGCCAAGGTAGTGGTACCATACCCATATGCGTCTCTGCAACGTCAATGTCGAATTTAGCATGGTGGAATAGAACAGGGAATTCTGTTGCCCAAATCTTTTTGAGCTCCAAAGCTGCTTCTTCCTTCGTACAATTGTTATTTGTTTTATGACCCCAAGAAAAATACTTTGGCACTTTCTGATTGTACCACTGAATAGAAACTCCGACTGGGACAGGAGGATAGTCAGGTCGCTCTTCGATACCTTTGGTCTCGAAATCTATAGCTACTACTTTTGGGATCTTCACTTTGAAATCTTTCTTAAAACTTTTGCCAGTTCACTGCGATTTCTAAGCATGGCCCAACGACCGAATATTCGCCTCACAAAGGTCACACGTTTTTTGTTCTTAACTTCAAAGTCTAAGAGTTGCTTACAGAACTCCTCGCTGCTGTTTAGCAACGCAATATTCAACTCTATCCAATTTTTAAGTTCTTTCATCTTACTCTCCGCAGTTTAAAGAACCAGCCAGCCCTGATAACAGGGAGCCAACAAGACTGGCTGGTCTTTCACGCACACGATTTCCCCTGAGAGTTATCGCCGCGCAAACTTTTGAGGCTTGCCCTTCTTAGGCTTCTCAACCTTCTCTTGTTTTTGATATGGGAAGTCAATCCCTTCCATGGTACTTTCCCAAAGCTTTTCGAGAGGATCGAACAATTTGCTGTTCTCGATAAGCTCTTCGTTTCGGAAGGTTATCTTAAACTGACTTTCCGCATCCGGAGTACATTTCATGGAAGTTACAACAGCCCAGCTTGGACGACCAACTTTGTCACGTAGCTCTCTAGTGACATAGATCAGCCAGTTCTTAATAGACTTTGTTGGTATCGCCGCATAAACAACTTCAGCACTGGAAGGGTCGTTCATATCATCTTCTGCGATAAGTGCAAGCCTGATACCGTTCTTGCAAGCCTTACCCCGACCAGTAGCAGCTGTTCCGAACTCATTCAAAGGACAACCCAAACAGGCTGAGGCTTGCTTTTCTGGAGCTTCTTCATGCGGGACTAACTCTTCCTCGCTCGTTGCCGTAGCATAGCAAAGAGGTGATTGTGGGTTCTTAGGGTCGTAACGAACGCTTGGATCGTAATAGGCGTTGTGGTACGCCCAGCCGACAATAACGCAGCGCAGTTCGTTATCCTCGATCTCTTCACCATTAAAAGACATCTGTCCGGATTTAAAGCTCAAAAATTTACCCTGCGAAACTTTGACGTTCTTAGCATTCTCGCGAGCAATATTGGCAAACTTTTCTTCCCATTTGACAAGATCAGTTCCTGTTGTTTTCTTAGCCATTTTAGTCTCCTTATACTGCGGACAATAATCCACGTTGTTGGGTTGCTAGTTCTGTCATATTCTGCTGTACGACTTGTATGGTCTGTGCGATAACAATAGTGTAGTGTTTATTTAAAACCTCACAGTCTTGTAGTCGATTAAGCTCTTTCTTAAGATCTTTCAGTTCTTCGAAAGAAAATGGTTGGTAAGTCATGCGGCTATCATTTCAATTTTTGTGACTACTTTGTTTGGGCTCTGTGTAAAGAAGATGTTGTAGTCTTTGGCTTCTATAGCCCGACGTTCTGCATTGTAGATAGAGTAGAATGATTCTTCTTTTGTCTCCAATACTTCCTTCGTCTTCTTATTCATCACTATGATTGTCAATTTATACGAGTAAGACATTCTACCTTATTTCACTCCTGTTAAGCTGATTGTCTTCTTAGAGAATTTACCGACTCCTGGGATTTCTTTGTTGTCTTCCCAACGCGCCTGTATAGATTTCTGGTTCAGAGCTTTGTTCAAAAGATCAAACTCTTTCTTCTTGGCGATGTGCGCATAGAACGCTGTCCAGTCTTCTACAGTGGCCAACTCTTTAACCTTAACTTCTACGCGGCCAACTTTACCAGCAACGCCACGCTCGTCGTCGCTCAGCTCTTGGATAAACCACTGCTCAAGTTTTGTGACAAAATTGTCCATAGCCTTATAAGCGTCACGCAGCTTTTTCAGCTCGCCTTTATCTACACTGTACAAGAAATCCGCTCTAGCTCCTATACTCTTTGCAGCTTTGAACTGCTTTAGAACGCTGGCTGGGCAAATTTCTAAAAGAAGATCTTCGCTGATAGTAACTTCAGGCTCCGCATCTCCGGCAGTATCTATCGCAGCTTGCTTAAGATTTACTTTAGACATGTTAGCTTTCCTTTCAATACACGTATGCTTGGCGCCAGCAGGAAGCGGAACAGCAAGTACCATACTGACCACCCTTCGGCATTTCTTCAGAGCACGTCTTACAAGTAGTCATTTCGACCTCGCGCGTGCAACGTGGTACGAAACAATCTGTCATCTTTCCAGTTTCTCTGTCTATGTGCTTTTGAATGCCAGCGACATCGTGGAAGAAAGATCCATCTGGAAAGCTGAGTAATGTTTTAAGATTGATCTTCGGATCCGCTTCGACAGCACTGATAATGTCTATCATCAAACGCATCCGATCAAATTCATGGTCGTCTTGGTTACGCTTGCGCTCTACGCGATCTGCGATTTGAGCGACAAGATCAAAATTATCTGGCGCTATTTCTACAACCGGCAACATATCAACCTCCATTCTTTGCAATGAAACGAGCGGTCTCTAGGATCTTAACAACCCAGCCACTCGGATGATTTAGGATTAGAGCTTCAAAGGCGAAGGCGTATTCTTCCGGATCGACCTGAAGACCAGTCTCTTTATAGATAAAGAAATCAACTACATTAGACATTTTATTGCTCCCTATTTACACGAAGTAAGGACAGAATTGACCTTACAAGTAGATTATCCTGCATTCGAACAAAGAAGTAAAGCTTAAAAGTGTATATTTTTGACTAACATTATTTCTTCTTTGAGTAATATTATTAGCCGAGCTATTCCTCGTATTTTCTAGCCTTTTCAGCCCAATAAACCCTTCTACGCAGATTAGAGGATGAATATGCGTGCGTTCTGGAAGTGAATACGCAAGGTATGGGTAGTTCGTGGCCGGTGAACGGCTTACCTTTCCAATCCTCCCCTAGAAATCTAATATCGATACCCCGAGAATTCTCCGCCAAGAAATCGTAAAGTTCTTTTTCTGTGTTATATATAATCACGTCGTCCACATAGCGACAACCTGTTAATTGAATTTGGCGTTCTTCGAGCGTTTGAATAGGCTTGTTCTTTTCAGGTCGATCAATGGTAGGGTCGGACTGTAAACCAACGATTAAATATTCACAACCTTCGCTTGCTTCTTTTAACGCAAGTACGTGTCCAGCGTGAAGAAGATCGTAAGAGCCACAAGTAAAGCCGATACCCCACATTTTAGGATTAGCTGTTTTCATGTAGGGTTCTCGTTTATTTCTTTCAAAGAAATTCTTACAACTTTAGCTTGTGGATTATCCCGCCACCAAGAAGCTGATTTCTGATCTATACACTTTCTTTGTGTTGGACTTAATGTCTCGTCGAAATACGAATTGCCTTTCTTTATAACATAACAATCCATCCATTGTCTCAAGATCATGTACTGTACAAATTTATGTATCATTCTTTAGCTCCTTCCACTTTCTTATCATTGTTGTACCTCCCACGCGCCGCATAGCTTTTATCGTTAGGAACTTCGCGGTGATGGAAGAAAATCATCTGACCAATGCGGTCGCCTTTACGTAGTTCAATCGTGTGATTTCTTGTTACGTTCATAAGTTCAAGGGTTAGTACAGAACCGTTCCAGCCAGCATCACACCAGCCGGCAAGTGCATGGTTAATTCCTATCCGCGCCATAGAAGATTTTAACTTATATTCTGCGCTGATATCGTTAGGAAGATTAAACTCTTGTTCAGATTGTGCAAGGATAAAATCTCCTGGACGTAAAAGAAATCCTGTGTCACAGTTGAATGTTACCATTTTTGGACGCTCGCGCTTCGCCAAAGATATTGTTTCTGGTTGTGCGTCTCTGTCTTCTATCATAACCAAACTTCCTAAAGTGATGTCTATGGAAGCAGCGTTTATGTATTCCGTATCAACGTTCTTTATCACTCCCCTTGCGGCCAGAGCCAGCAGTTCCTCGTAACTCAATAACGACATTTTTATTTTCCTTCTTGTTAAAAATTAACCCCGAACCTTTACAACCTTTACAGGCCAGATATGTCTTAGCTGTTATCCCTTTAGACTTAGTTCGAACGCCCGTTCCGGTACACTCCTTACAAGAGGAAGTTCCGGTCAGACGCTTTAGATACTCAGTACGTCGTTTCTTATCCTTGATTAACTGATAGGCTTCGTTTATCTGGTAGAATTTAAATGAGTAACTTTTTTCCATTGTATCTGGATGGTAGATTTTTGCAAGGTTGTGAAAAGCTTCTCGGATTTCTTCGTCCGTTGACTTACGATGTACGCCTAAAATTTCCCAAGGGTTTTGCATGATGTTAGCTTCCGTTGTGCTTTTTAACAATTTCCTGTATTCGCAGCCAAAGTTCTAAAGTTTTTTTCTGTTGCGGGGAATTTTCTATTTCATTTGGAAATCGGGTGAAGTTATGAATGGTGCGGTTCACAAAAGCCTCTGCTTCTAAATCTGGCTGCACCGCTGGCGCGGAAAGCGCGGCTTCGATATCATTTTGGTATTTTTCGCACCAAATAAAACATTTAACCATTATTTCAGCACCGAATTTTTCTCCGTGCTTGTAAAGCAATTTGAATTCATCCAATGCGGCCTTGCGATGTTCTTCTGGGGTCATTTTAAAAATCTCATTCTTTTTATTGCAACATAAGGCCATATGGCTATCGTCCACAAACCATGACTGTGCGGTTTATTTTGCTCTACAACGGCAAAAAACCAACCAATCACATAGTAAATTGACAGGGCTATTACAAATATTGCTATCATCATTCTTCCTTACCAGCGCGGTATTCGGCGACGTTGCGCTTGCTTTGCGCCAAACGCATTAAATCTTGCATGCGGTCATAATCAGCATTGATAATATCAAGCGTTGTTACGCCTAATTCAGCAGCAATTTGATCAACAGTTCCGCCTTGCCAGCCGCGAACAAACATCAATATTTCTGTGTTGCTCAAACGTTGCTCACAATCGCGCTTGGCGGTTGCGGCACGAATGAGCGTTTCGCAAGCGTTAAACATAGAAGGAAATTCAGATTTACATGCCGCATAAAACAAAGAAGATCGGAAGCGTTCTACCGCATCAGCAACGTCCTTATCCTCCGGCACTGTGTCGGCGCGAGTATTCCATGATGCCTCTGTAACTCCTAAATCCCCGCCGTACCATTGAGGATCAATACCAATAAAACAACGCTTACATCTAAGCCATGAACGACCATGTTGATCATGCGTATATTCCGGCATACTTCCGCAAAACGGGCAAGGCTTTAACGGCATTTCGTCGCTGTTCATATTTTCACCCACTTCTTATCTTGTTTGTCGTAGAAATATTGTTTATCGTATAGTTTTGTTTCTTCAAAACTTTTGGCCTCTTGGGTGTTGGCAGTATCTTGCGCGTTAACTGTAGATTCTTCAGCGTGATAAGTTTCGGCGGACACAACTTTGTATTTTGGTAGCGGAAATTCTTTTACAAAGCTAAAATCCTGCCAGACAATCCTGTTATTCGGCATGGCTGCAATCTGGCCTGAGCCGTCGTCGAGACGTAGTAAATGGTAACACTTGTGTTCAGGTGGGTAGTTGCTGTAGCCATTATCCGTATGGTCTAGCGTGAACCAGTATGTGGCTGGAATAATTTTACCGCTTCTGTTCTTGAACGTACATGACATTTCGCGCAGGTATTCGTACTGCGTCACGGAAAAATCCCACCCGTGGCAATCCCAACATTGCAATTCTTGCAAGGCGTGTTTTGTGTCATTACTCGGTTCTTCGTGCCGCAAGAAATGCAGCGGCACACGCGCCCATTGTGCGCCAGATTCGCACAAAATCGAAAAATGCAGTGTGCGGCTAGGGATAGAAGTCACGCCAAAAATGACGCAAGGATGCAATCCAGTTACAGCTTCATCACCACCAAACATAAACTGATTTTCGACGTAGCCGTAAATGTGCTGCGGGATTGATGCGTTCATGCAGTGGTGCATGCTACCTCCCCAAAATAGCGGCAATGATTAAGATTGGTATCCATATGCAAAGCATAGCAAGACCAATTCCTATACCAAAATTAAATCCGTCTGTAATTGTTACGCTCATTCTACTTTCTCCATTGCTTGAATTTTTTCTACACTATCCAACATAGATTGTTGAATTTGATAGTCGCATTGTTCAACTTGTATTTTTAGTTCTTTAATCGTGTTTTTATCTACAATATAACTGCAAATTGCAAAAATAAGACACGATCCAACAATAACATCAGTGACTTTCATCTTAACTTCCTCTTGCATACTTCTTTGTTTCTTTTAGTTCACGTTCTTTGTCGTAAAGAGCTCCTATTTCCTTTGCGCTCTTCTTGTGGTCCGAGAAATCCCGTATCGCCCAGAGATTTACCTTACCATCTCGCGTCGGACAGCTTTGGTCGTGCGCAGCCTTCATAAAGCCAGCTTTACGCAGCGCATTTGTCATTGTCTTTTCATATGGCTTCTTACCTTCGTCACCTGCGTAGATATCTATAAGCTGTCGGCACGTGTAAAGGCCATACGGCAACACCACCGCGCCACTACGTAAGCAAGTGTCAGGGTCTTCGCGTAGTTTAAACGTCCAGTTCTCAATTTCGCTTCTGCTGGCTGCTACCATAGCTGCCTTAGCAAAGGTATCAGGAGCAGGTGCAGTAGGATCAAACCCACTGAGGTCAATATTAAGTAGATGATGAAATAAAGCTTTCGCACAATCGCCGCTCTTAAACCAAGCATCATAGGCTTCCACTTTCTTCTTATCAACGTCCACGAGCCGAGGCCCAAGTACTTCGTGCACAAAAAAGCGTCTTTCGTCATCTTCCATATATACAGCGTCCACGTGGTTAGATGTGAAAAAGTAGTTAATTGTGTCGCGTATAACGTAGTCGGGTTGGTATTTCTTGTTGATGACAACGGTGTGCTGGGTGATAAGGTTACGTAACCGACCAACCATTGTTCGCTTATCGCTACCCGTGACCTCGTTCGCCAGAACGAATTGCTTCTCTGCTGCAAAGACATTGCGCTCATCCTCTAATTGCGTGTCGGTTATCTCAGCGCCATTCTCACCATATATGCTCATGAGGGATAGGCCGAGCAACGATTTCCCCGTCCCCTTTAATTGTCCAAATAGTATAGGGCATGTAAACATCTTTGTTCCTGGATGCTGAATAGGATAAGCACACCATTGTTCGAACCATTTCCGGTGTTCCGGCTTTGCGTTTTTGAAAATCTGATCCAAAAGCCACTTCCATAAACTTATGTCCCCTTTTTGTGGTTCGCATCCCCAACCCTTCCACGTGTTAAAGTTTCTCCGCTCTCCGTCCCATACGAACTTCTCTTTTCCTGGTTCGTACACTGGCGCCCAGACCTCGCCTCTGTTTTCCCATTGCAGCCACTTATCAAAGGTCGCAACTTCCTTGTACTCTACGGATGGCTTTGCATCTGGGTCACTCTTCAGTTCAGTTTTCGTCGGAGCCTTGAGGACTTGATCCATCATTTTGGCGTTCGCATATAAAACTTGGGCGTCCCCACGATTAAGAAGCTGCGCTGTCGGATAGTGAATAATTGCAACGGGACGGTGGACGACCGCGATCTCACTGTTAAGGCGTAGTAGTTCGCGGACGAACGAGAATTCCAGATGCCGATCCTTATCCTGCAATAATTCTTTGAACGCATCCACGCCAAACTCGACGATGAAGTCATCAATTCCATGTTTCTTACCCTCTACTTTCGGTATGTTCACGATTATCGGTATGCCGCCAAGATTAAACACTTGCTCCGCGAATTTATATTGCGCCTGTAACACTTGCGGGTTTGTGGCGCTGTCACTGTCGAAAACAATGTAAACGTCGCGATCCTTAAAGTCAATCTCCTCAAAAACGGGAATACGCTTCAATCCGTTCTTCTTGGACTTAAAGTTCCAAACACCACCAAGAGCAATTGTCGGGAGGCCGTGCTTCGTCGCACACGCAGCCTTCAACTCACCCTCTGTAAATATCAACGGGAATTTCGACTTCGTACAATAAATTTCCCAAGTCGTATTCTTCGCCATTAGTTTGGGAAAGTAAAGTTGCGGCATCTCTGCGGCTGGCTGGTCGTAGCGTCTATCCTTTTCGCGCGTCGCTTTCGCAAAGCCTTTCTTCGTTCCCGTTAAATATCGAATTCGATAAAACCCCGTATCCTTACCGCTCATATCGTAGTAAGGAATTTTAAATGCTGGCACTGAAAAGAAATGGTCTTGTAACTTCTCAGGCCGTTCAATAATTTCAAATCCTAGACGCTTACCCTCTGCGACACTCAGGTCGGAGGACTTTAGCTTTTCGCTATATGCTGCCTTGATATTCATTAAGCTTTCCTACACACGATAGTACGGTACTCAGGCGCGTCGGATAAAAACTTGGGAAAGCTGCGTGGGGTACACACATCGTGCATCAGTTTTATCCTATCCGTTAGGAGCGCAGCCGTGTAACTACACCGCGCCCAAGTACCGTTTTAAAATTGCCCTAGACCTTTGTAAAAGTAAAGTTATTTTAAATTTTAACCTTATCAAAGGCTTGCGGTTGTTTCTTAAGTTTTGAGGCTAGAATACGCTCGCCAATTCGGTTGCGATTGATCTCTAAAGCTTCGGGCGTTGGCGCCCAGTCTTCCCATTGATATTCAAATGTTCGACCACCAGCTTTAGGATGGTAGTGCCATAATTCTTCAGGGTCGTACTTTGGTTTAAAACCGCGCAACTTCATTTCTTCGTAAAGCTGAACTTGACGTTTTTGACAATAAAGCAGCTTGTCGTAAAAGAATTTAACATGCCCCGCGCCTAGCGTGTAATTCTTCGGCGCGTCGGGGCATCGGCGGGCAAGCTTGAATACGCGCGGCAGTTCTCGGTACTCTGCTAATAGGTGTTTGTCTGTGAGTTCCTGTACGGGGACACAATTAATGCGGGTCATGGTTACGCGATTTCCTTCAACATATAGGTTGTTTCTTTTCGAATGGTAAATTTGCTTTTGAAAGTGCAAGCCTGTTTGTGTGTCATTGGTGTTGTATTTAGCTTGTACTCTTTGTCATTTCTAATCGCGTAAACGTCGTATGTTCTGACCATAATTGTGTTCTCCCTGTTACTTGTGTTGATTAGTGTGGCGTGTTGTTTCTGTTTATTACTTCTTCTAAAATCTTAACAGGCGCGGAGATCGTAACTTCAAAAGCGGTGTACTTATCGTCCGTTGTGTTAAAATTTTCACGCTTAACATTTAAGATCTTGACTTGACGTAATTCGGAGGTTCTGAAACCATAATCAGTTTGAAGTTCTTTTAAGATTTTGGCTTCGGAAGGTAATTTTTCAAAGTACACTGTCAATTTGGTTTTCATTTTAGCTTTCCTTTTCTTTACACGGTGTAAGATTTAATCAAACTTACAATTATATTATTGTGGATTTTGACAAAGAAGTAAAGCCTTAAAACTGTATAATTGTGAAAATATTACATCTTTTTTGACTAATTATATTTCGCACATAAAACAGATGTTTTAGGATTTTATTGTTTTAGGGCTCCAAAACCTAGGTCCAACCTAGGTCGAACCTAGGTAGCGGTTTTTAAAAAAGCTAACGATTTCAAGGCTCCAACCTAGATAACCTAGGTAACCTAGGTAAATTCTATTAAACTATATAGAATTATATTTTATATTTACATATTATATATTATATTTTTATTCCTGTATAGAAGGTTGGAAAAGTACCTAGGTTACCTAGGTTATCTAGGGCAGCTGCGAGCTCTGTTCGCTCCACCTAGATAAACGACTAATTTTATTATCTAGGTTGGACCTAGGTTGGTGGTTTTTGCGTTTTTTATTTATTTTCTGCGTTTTGTAAGGTAGTTTAGAGATAAGGGAGCGTGTTTAACCTATAAGGATCACGCAATGAAGAGATGGTACGTAGTTCAAAGCAACCCAAATAAAGAGTATCTCGCAGCCGCAGAATTAAGAGCTAAGAATTTCAAAATATTTCTTCCCGTTTACTTACAAACCCACAAAAAAGGTTCGAAGATCATAAAACAACAGCTTCCGTTGTTTCCTTCTTACCTGTTTATTGAATTTGACCTCGAAGAAAATGATCGATGGAAGTATGCCGCGAGGACGCGAGGAGTTTTGAACATCGTAACTTTCAGTGAAAATAGTATCACACCCGTTCCAGAGGGCTGCGTCGAAGATCTAATTTCAAGGCTCGACGAGCATGGAAATGTACCTTTAGAGGCCGCGATTAGTCAAGTTATTGAGTTCACACCGGAAATGAAGCTCCGAATAGTCGGAGAAAATTATAAAGATCTTATCGCAACCTATTGTAAACATTCAGAAAAAAGGGTAACTGTACTTTTAACTTTATTAAATCGGAAAATTAAGGTAGTATTACCTATCGATTCGATCGCACCTTTGTAGATCCATAAGGGGTGCGCGGAGCGTTTAAGTTTCAAAAAGGTCAGGTATGAGTACAAGCTTCGTTGTCGCGGCGAAAATAAATCCGCTTAAGTTTTCGGACACAGCCGCAGAGGGCGACGCCACGACGTACGAGATTGACTTTAGACCGTGGCAAGCAGATAACAGTACTATAACCTCCGTAACATGGGAGGTGAAATTCGGCGAGGCTGGAATTTCTAATCAGACATTGACTTCCGGAGTTGCTTCGGCTCTTATTTCTTTTTCTAAAGCTGGTCTTTGTCTCATTGCGATCACAGCCATCACTGCTTCCGAGAAAAAGAAAGTGTTTATTGAAGTAGAGACAAGAGACATAACGTACAACCCCGACGGATACGATGTATGACAACTCAAGAAACGCAGAACGCAACACCTAAAATTAAATATAAGCGTGGTTATTCACCGGCGCAAAGAGCTTCGCAACAAAGGATGATAAACGGAGAGATTAAATCTCCTGGACGTCCTAAAGGTTCAAGAAACAAGTTCGCAGAAGCGTTTGTTCAAGACTTTATGGCTGACTGGGAAGAACATGGTGCAGATGCTCTTAAAAGATGTAGAGAAAACGATGTTGCCGCTTACATCAGCGCTGCCGCTCGTATCATGCCAAAAGATTTCAATATCAATATGACGCAGGAGGTCAATCTTGAAAAGCTCCTCAGTAAGTTCTCTACTGAAGAACTGCGAGACCTCGCCGCAGGACTTGCAGCCATTGGCGCACGTAGTAGACAAGATGTTATTGAGGGAAAAATTACAGAGCTCCCAGATTGAATTCACTAAACATTTCTTTAAGCAACGTGGCGAAGTTTTTGTACCAGCCGACCATCATCAAATCTTAGAAGATGCACTTCGTAAAGTCGAAAGCGGTGAGATCAAAAACTTACTGATCAATATCTTTCCACGCAGCGGAAAAACGCAGCTCGTTGTTATTGACTGGATGGCGCGGTGTATTGCGAACAACCCACGTGCGAAGTTCATTCACTTGAGTTACTCCGACGAACTTGCACTCGACAACTCCGCGAAATGTCGTGAGCTTGTAGGATCATCTGAGTACCAAGAACTTTGGCCAGTTAAGATCAAAGACGATGCAGACAGTAAAAAGAAATGGTACACAGAGCAGGGTGGTGGTCTTTATGCAACGGCGGCGGGTGGCCCAGTCACAGGCTTCGGTGCAGGTGTACTTGAACAACCGGAGGATGGTCTTTTTTACGGTGCTATTGTCATTGACGATCCGATAAAGGTCGACGATGCGGAGAACGAAAAAGAACGTACCAAGGTAAATCAGCGTCTTAACACGACGATCAAATCGCGACGGAACTCTAGATCAACTCCGATCATCATTGTCATGCAGCGACTTCACGAAGACGACATGTCAGGGTTTGTGAGAAACGGAGGGATGGGTGAAGAATTTCACGAGGTGATCATTCCGGCGATCAAAGATGGTAAGTCTATCTGGCCATACAAACATACCCTTGAGGAATTGAAGGCTATGAAACTAGCAGATAGCGCAACGTTCATGGCTCAATATATGCAAGATCCTACGCCCGAAGAGGGTTCGTTCTTTAAGAAAGAATGGTTTAAAAGATTTAGACTAGGCGAAGAACCCACGAAGCTCGTAAAGTTTGCAGCCGGTGACTACGCAGTGACGCCCGATAGCGGAGACTGGACTGAGCAAGGTGTTTGCGGATTTGACACTCAAGAAAATCTATGGATCTTAGATTGGTGGGAAGGTCAAGTCACTTTAGATAAATCTATCGACGCCATGATGCAGCTTTATTTAGACCACGACCCAATGTTCTGGGCTGCTGAATCCGGCATTATCCGAAGAGCTATGGAACCATTTATCCTTAAAGAGCAGCAACGTAGAAGAGCGTTCTTTAAACTTGAGTGGGTTAATTCTAGTAAAGGTAAGGCGGCGAATGCCAAAGCCTTCCAAGCTCTTTGCTCTCAAGGTAAAGTTTATATTCCTTACGGTTCTTGGGGCGACGATCTAATTACTCAGCTTTTGAAATTTACTGGTAAAGACGATAAACGCGATGACAAGGTTGACGTGTGTGGGATATTTGGAAGGCTTCTAGATCAAGCGTATGGACCTTCGACCTACCACGAAAAACCAACAAGAGCCAACGATGGCTATGGAACGGGTGACGATGAAGAAGATTACAATGGAACAATCCCAATCTGACGACCCAATCGAGGACGCCGCTGAGGGAACGAGCATCTACGGGGATCATACTGATTGGCGCGAGACCGTCATAGAATTTTTGGATAACACGCAAGACGCTCGCATGACCTCCGAGCGTTGCCGCGACTATTATGATGGAAAGCAGTGGACGGCTGAGCAAGTCAGAGCTCTAAGAGCTCGGATGCAATCTCCCATCGTGGTCAATAAAATTAAGAACAAGTTGAACGGATTGCTTGGACTTGTGAGTGCTCGGAAGGGCGATCCGAAAGCGTATCCGCGTAACGTCGACCAAGACGGAGATGCCTCGGAAGCTGTGACCGACGCGCTACGCTTCGCGGCCGATAAAACAAAATTACAACCAACGTTCTTAGAGTGTGCAGACAATTTCTTCTGTGAAGGGTACACAGGAGTGAACATTGTTATTGAGACCGCTCCGAACGGAGAAGCTGACGTTGTCGTAGATCATATTCCTTGGGATCGTATTTTCTTCGATCCATTTAGTCGTAAGCATGATTTTTCCGATGCCGGTGGTAAAGGCTTTGGTATTTGGATGGAAGAAGCTGACGTCATTCGCACGTTCAAAGACACTATGGACGAAGATGCGTTATCCGTAACCGCAGGAGATACGGATGAAACTTTTGACGACAGACCGAAGTGGTATTATCGTCAAGGCAAACGTCGTCGCTTTTTAGTTTTGACACATTACCGTAAGATCGAGGGAAAGTGGTTTCTAGCAATTTACACGCAAGGTGGCTTTCTACTTCCACCGATGGAATCTCCGTACCTTGACGAGTATGGCGTTCCAGAATGTCCTCTAGAATTTGAACACGCTTACATTGACCGCGAGAATAATCGCTACGGGGAATTGAAAGCATACCTTGACCCGCAAGACGAAGTCAATCATCGCCGCTCAAAAGCGTTGTTCCTATTATCGCAGCGCCAGACTTTTGGTAATCGTGGTGCGGTGAAGGACGTTGCGAAATCTAAGCGTGAACTTGCGAAGCCAAACGGACATTTAGAAGTTGGTCAGGGAGAATTCGGTAAGGACTTTGGTATTCTACCAACAGGCGATATGGCGCAAGGTCAGCTTGAATTGTACCAAGACGCCAAGATGGAAATGGACAGTGGTAGTTTCTCCGCGCCGATGAACGGAGATACGAAGCAATTTGGAGAACTCAGCGGTATAGCATTGCAAAGATTGCAGCAAGCTGGTATGACTGACATCATTAAGTTGTTTGAAAACTTTGGATCTTTCAAGCTTCGCGTGTATCGTCAAATGTGGAACCGGATACGTCAATCTTGGGACAAAGAAAAGTGGATCCGTGTTACTGATGATGAGCAAAAACTTCGTTGGGTTGGGTTCAATGTTCAGGTTACGTTACAAGATCAATTGCAAGAAATTATGGACGACGATTCTAAGCCGTACGAAATGCGTCTCGGAGCTTCCGCGCAGCTTATTCAATTGGAACAAACGAATCCAGAAATGTTGAAGCAAGTTGTGATGACCAAAAACCAACCGACGACGTTGGATATGGATATCATTCTAGACGAATCTTACGACACTCTGAATACGTCACAAGAACAGCTTGATGCGATATTGAAGTACGGTGCTCAAAACGCCTTCGAGCTTACCGATCTATTGGAAATCTCCAATGTTGCTGGTAAGTCTAAGATGATTGAGAAGCTTAAGGCGCGGAAAGAGGAAGCCGCAAAAGCAGCGCAAGAAGGGCCACCGGATCCTCAAGCTGCTTACCTACAAGCTTCTGCTAAAGACAAAGAAGCTTCGGCAGTTAAAAAAGCCGCAGAGACCGAGCAAACGCAATTAGAGACGCAGATTATTTCACAACAACCGAATGTTCCGATTAAAGGGAACATCAACATATAAGGAGTTATCTATGCCAGCTATCGGATTTACACCAATAACAAATAA